TCATCAGGATGTATGTCAACTACCATACTGTCATGTACTGAATTTACTACGACAGAGTTTAATGGTTGTAACAATTCGTGAAGTTCATTCAGTACAATAGGTACTATATCACCTGTGGCAAACCCCTGTACTGGATAGTTCTTTATCATTGTGAAGTGACTTGGCATACCATTGTCTCTGCGTTTTACATTAGGGAAAGCATACTGTCGCCCTGACTTATTAGTGATCTTCATAAAGCGTAGTGCCTCGTCACCTAACTCCTTATGCCATGCAGCAATACCCTCATACTTCTCAATAAAATGTTTGTAGTAAGCGGCTTCAGCCTTAGATCTTCCATACCCTGTAGCCCCGAAAAGGGGTGCAAACGTATGTGCCTTCGCCGAGGACCTTGAGGTTTTCTGACCTGCATCTGTTATAACTTTTGCTGTGTAGCTGTGTACATCAAACCCTGTACTAATCTCTTTCATAGCCTTCTCGTCTTGAGCAAGGAACGCAGCAACTCTAAACTCAAGTTGAGCAAAGTCAGCTTCCATAATCTTACCATTTTCCCACCGTGAAACAAAGACTTTCTTAACAGGAAACGTACCTCCACGTGGCATGTTCTGCATGTTAGGATTGCGTCCACTGAAACGTCCAGTAGCTGTTATGTGTTGTGTTAAACCTACATGTAAGAACCCATCATGCTTAGTGTAGTTTGATATACCCTCAACAAAAGAACTTAGGTAACTACTAACAGCAGATAAACGTTTCTGATCTATAAGAAAAGACTCAGCCTCTGCCATGTTGTTGTTTCTTGCAGTAGCAATAAGTACTTCTAGTTTATCTTTACCTGTACTAAAACCATTAGCACTAACCCAGCTTTTATTAGGTGCAGTAAATTTTAAACCTGCAATCTGTTTTGTTTCTGTTAGTTGAAAGCCTCGCGTGTCACAGTCTTTACACTTGTTAGGTCTAGCATACTTTGTACCATCCTTCTTTACTTTATATGTTTTACCTACACCCTCACAGGTTGGGCATGTAAATGCTTTCGTTCTATACACTGGTGTAGAGTTTGCTTTAACAGCATCCTTATATTCATCTACTGTGGATGTAAACTCAAACAGATCTGCCCATTCTTTCTTGTCGTTCATACGAAGAGAGAATACTACCTGTGACATTTGCTCAGGACTATTAAGATTTATAGGTGTGTCACCCATAAGCTTACGTATTTTCTTCTGCAACCTGTCCTCTATCTCTGCCTTCTCTTGTTCAAACTCTAGTCTTACTTCGTCAAGGGCAGATCTATCCACCCTGATTCCCGACATGTACATTCTGGTAAGGGTTTTACAGGTGGTAAAGGTTGTATCTCTAATGACTTTGAGACCTTTGGATTCGGGCATGGCATAGTCTGCTTCGATACTATGGAACAACCAGCTAGTTGAGAGCAAGTCACACCTAAGATAAAAGCTAAGCTCATCCAACGGTATCTCATTTGTTGTGTACCCTTCTTTAAAATATCTTTTAAGTGTATCATCTTTCTGTACCTCTAGGTTTCTGCGTTCAGCACAAGCACCTAAACTCAACGGAGTTCGTTGGCCTCTATCAAGTATGTATTCTGCTAACATGGTATCATAGATCAAGCCATCATACTTGAAGCCAGACTCCCATAGCCACATCATATCGTGCTGCGCGTTGTGCATTATGAGTAATGTTGTTAAGTCTAATATATCCTGGACTAGCTTATGCCCAGCGCCTGTTGTATCCTTCGCCTCATCATGGTCTATATTTACAATATGTAATTCATCATGGTTGTCTGCATTAACCATACCAACTTGGACTAGATGATTGTTAATCTCAAACGGGTCCATGTGATCTTTGCCGTTACGTTTTGTTGTGCTGTTCTCAACATCTAATACTATTCTCATGTCTTACCTCAAGCTGAATAGATAGAGCGTGATCCATCTAGTACACAAGTAATCTTACCCTGATACCCATTCAACTTATTCTTGGCTAAGTTTAAGTAACGAACTGGATCTTCGTCTTCACCCTCAGCTTGTTGTGTCTTACCTATCAAGACCATTAGGTCAGCCTCAGCTGCCTTGCCTGTCTTAGATCCTTCCATCATCGCTTGGTTAAGGTCAGCCTTACCCTCTGCTTCAGCAGATAGTTGTGACATCCAGATCACACAGCAATCGTACTGCTTAGCAATATTACGTGCATGGATAGCGGCAGTCTTGAGTGTGATGTCACTCCTCTCACTGCTTATATCAGCGAACTTATCACCCATGTCAAGAACTACAATGTCAGGCTTCTCTTGTTTAACAACAGACTCAACCCATGCCATACCCTTACCTGTACTATCCTTGAACAAGACATTAGTGCGGATAGGTTCATATCGTTTCTGTGCCAGGGCTTTGTTCTCTCTAACTTCTTTCATTGTCATATTAGATGATGCACTGATATACCTTGCAGCAACACGTGTGTATGCCTCTTCGTTACATAGTATAATACACTTAGCACCCTGATGTGCAAAGCCTTGTGCACCTGCTATAAGGCTGGCATGGAAAGAAGTCTTACCAGTATTGGGACGAGCGCCAACCAACACAAGGTGACCACCACTAACGCCTTCCACCCTACGAGCCAAGGAAGATATGTTAAAGCTCCACTTGGATTCCAGAAGCGTTGCATCAAGTATTGTGTCAAGGCTATTGTCGTCCCAGTCAACACGTAAATTAGGAGTAAAATCATTTTTGTAATCCTCTAGTAGTCGTCGCAGAGGTTCTAAGTTATCCTCTGTTCCATTAACAATTTCAAAGCCTCTGTTTACTACTTCTTCACCAACACACTGTTGGAATAGTTGTGATAGTGTGTCCTGTGCTATCTCTTCTTTGATAGGCTCAGTGATTGCTATACGTTTAAACAGATCTTCGTATGCACCACGTGTAGCAGTGGTAAGACTAGCGTTCATTCTATTGAACACAGCCTCTAGATCCGCAACAGTTAGGTCGCCCTCATAGGCTTCCATAGCACCATCAAGTGCCTGTTTAATCTTACGTACATCCTTACTAAATATTTTATCTGGGCAACGAATACCCTTGTGTTGATCATAAAAGTTACGATCTAGTAACGTTTTAATCAGTGCTAATTCCATCATTCTTTATGTCTCCTACAACAATATATTATATATTTTCTAAGTGCTACTCATCACTCATGTTTAAACTCTACGTAGTACGAACCTGCACTACTCTTATACGCAGCCATAATGTCCAACCACTGTTGACTACTCATGATTAACATTTGATAGGCATCCATCTCAGGTTCAAACTGTCTCATGTACACAGTACCCTCATCTCCAAAGATTATCTCTATGTCTTCATGCTTACCAGAGTGATCTAAGGTAGTGATGATTGATGCATCAGATTCAAACTCAACTGTGAACATCAGATCCCTCCGCTACAATTATATTTACCTGAGCTACATTACCTACAACTTTAACAATCTTAAACTCTAATCCTTCTTTTATAAGTAATCTCTTCAACATAGATACTGGTATCATACATCTGCCTTTCCTGTTAGTTTTATCAACCTAGCTAAGTACCACTGTGATTTCAGTAGGTCTTCTTGTTTATTCTTGTATCTCCATCGGTGTAGATACTTAGCTATGTTACCTCTTAGGTATCCTATATATTCTTCTTCGGTTAGGAAGTCTTCTATGTAATCAATACATTCAATACTACCTTTGCCATAATGCGCTGGGTTGTTTACATTATCCATTCTGTTCTCTGCTAATAGTTCTGGTATAGAGTTAGGGTCTATCATATCTTTAATAATCAATCAAGGCAGACCACGATACAGGAAATAAATCTAGCATAATATGATTAATCTGATCTGCTACTACCCTCGTTTCTGCTTGAGTATCAGGCTTGCAGCGGAGGTTACACATATCAGCAAAGGCATCCAAGCTACCTGACCAGTACCACTCAGTCATAGTAGACTGTGGCAATATCATACGTGCTTGTTCTGGAGCGATCCCATTATCTATTAGCCTTTTATATTCTTGCAACGCTTGAGTGTGAAAATATTCTACCTGTTCTTGGGGTGAACAAGTTGTCAGAGTACTATTTTTAAGTTGCCAAAGAACACGTTCTTGATTTGGGTCAAGCATCATTTCTTCTTTGTCTTTATCCCAAACAGCTACAAGTTCGTCTTCTACAAAAGTAATCTCATCAATGACACCTTCACTTCCCTGCTTCTTATCTTTACTACGCCCACGCCATTCATCAGGCTCATAAAACTCAGGGTCACTATCTACATACCTTCTGCTTATCTCATTCCAACGTAGGAACTTATGCTTAACTAACTGTCTTGCTACAAACACAGGTGCTTTAACATGAAATGTTACAAACGAATGACCGAAGGGTGACATATGTTTATGTTTTGCTAAGTAGTTGATCAGCTTTTTATCCATATCAGCAAGGACAGGAATGTCGGGACCTCCATCAATACTGGTATAGCCTAGCGCTTTTCTTTCCTTACCAAAGGATACACGCGCAGCATTTACAACTGTTAGGTCTGAACCCATGTGATCTTTATATGTTGCTTTTATCATCTGCATATCTCCTGTAGTTTTTCCATGTCTTCTGGCATACGATACTTTATATCATCTGAAAGACTTAGTGCTATTGTTTTGTTACCTGTCCACAGTTCTATCTCTCTGCGATACTCGATAGTCTTTGATACCGCGTCAGGGTCTAGTGCAATCACAGCCTTATCATACTCACCTATCTTCTCAAAGTGTTTATGATTCATGCTCGTACCCAGGATTGCCATACAACTAACGTCAGGTAACTCTTGATAGGCTACTAAAGCAGAGATTACATCCTCTACAATAACTATAGTAGAGCCTACACCTACTGTATAGTAATCTGCTGCACCTGTATATCTATACCACTTAGGGTTTTGAGTAGCACCCACTGCCCTGCCTATAGCATCAATCATCTTATGTTTATTATATATAGGAAAGACTACGCGCTCTTGTTGTACATCGTAGAATGTGCTACCTACTATACCCCAACGCCTCATAAATCTATTGTGCTTAGTGTGTTGTCGTGTAGGTTCTACTAGCTGTGCTGGTATCTCCATAGTTTCTACCTCTATCTTAGTTTGTTCCTGCGCTGGGCGTAGTAGGTTGCGTATCTCAGATGCAGTCATGTCTGTATCAAACCTACCACCTACATTACAGCCTAGCTTGTAACAGTTATACATCAACACACCAACTTCACAAGAGGCTGAGAAAGTATTCTTACCTCTACAGAAAGGGCAGTCACCTCGGTGTGATCCATGTGCTGTTACAGATGCAGCATATTCTTTGTGCTGTTTCCAGTTATGTTTACTCATACTCTAGCCAACTTCTTTATACCATAATGTTCTTCAGTGTTAGTTCTTATAGAATGACAATTAGAACACAACACCTGACACTTGAATATCTCTTCTTTTATTTTCTTGTTACTCTTAGTATTCTTACCATAGCGTAGGTAGTGTGCTCTCTTAGCTATTTCAAACTTTTTATCCTCAGGATTAACATGATCAAACTCTAACGCGGCTGCATGTTCTTTGTACTTACAAATTCTACAACCCTTAATCAACTTATATCTATGTAGTATAGCCATACCTTCATCATATTTTTTTCTTCTGCGTATATTATCTTTTTCTTTACTCTCTTTACTTCTCACTCTCATCTTCATTCCCTCTCGCTGATAGTGCTTTAGATGCACCACTCAATGTATTTACTATATAAGGTTTAACTGATTGTATATTCTTATGTCCTGTTACCTGCATAATATTAGCTAAGTCAACCCCACCTTCCATCATCTCAGTCACAGCAGTACGGCGTAAGTCCATAGCTGTAAGCTCTCTAGGTAGATTAGCTTCGTCCAGTACCTCATTGATAAGTAAGGATATTTCACTCTTATCATATGGTGTGTATGCCCCTGCTCTTGGCTTAACTCTAGGTGCTACATAATCCTGGAATCCAAAGTCTTCCTTCTGTTGTCGCAGCATCTCACACAACCCCTTAGATATAGGTAGATGTATCTCAGCATTACGTTTACTTTGTGTTAGATCTAAGCGACACTGATCTAAGTCTAAATTATCCCAAGTCATAACTCTCATGTCGCCTATGCGCTGACCCCAATCGTATGCCATGTGTACTATAAGACTAATGCTACGCCATCTGAAGTCACTGTAACCTACCTCAAGAAATGTTTTGATCTGATCTCTACTCCAGTACACACGTCTCTGCTTACTAGCCTTAGTTTGTACAAGTGCTACTGGGTTGTGTATCATCACATCCTGTCTCATAGAATATTTCCAAGCAGCAGACAGTACAGCCTTACGATAATTTGCAGTGCGTACACCTGTGTTAAGCCATTGATCATATGCTTGTGTAAGATGTCGTACTTTAATATTAGTACAACGATAGTTGCCAAGGGTCTTGCCTTCAACAGGTGTATTAACAACAGACGCTAGATGTATTTCATAATCCTTTTGAGATGCACCAGATAGCCTAGCGAAAGCAGGGGATACCAGATAAAAATCTATAATATCACTTAGCTTAGCATTACCCTTGGGTATTTTCATGTTACTTTCCTCTCGCGTTTTTGTACCAAATATATAAGAAGCCTCCAAGATAGACAGCCACTAATGTTAAGGGTAGTAGATGCATTAGAATGTTGGATGCCATACGTCACCTTCCTCTATAGTTTTTTTAATATATGATGCTTCGTTCTCATACATATGAGCCTTGGCTGTATTGCCATTCCAAAGAGCATCGTCAGCCTGTCTCATCAGAAAAGCGTGGTACTTCTGAGCAGGTAACAGGCGAGTATCTTCACTCATCATTTTCCTCCTGCCATTCTTGGTAGTAAGTATACTCACCATCTAAGTCAAACTCTTCTATTAGTTCAGTAGGTATACTATCTTTCCAATCTTCTTGGCTAAAGTCATACTCAAAGCAGTCGTCTATTTCTAAAGCACTATCATACTGTCCTATGTAACACATTCCTGGCTCATAGTAGGATGCCTCTATGTTGATCTTTAATCTATCAGCACCTGTATCATACGCACTTGTAGGTGGACTCCATGCACTCTGAAACCCTAAGTGTAGGTTGGATGTATCACCATCCTCAAACAGGTTAGCCTCTACATCGTGTACTTCCCACTTAGTATTCCACTTGTTACAAGCAACACCATAATCCCATTCACCAATAGGTGCTAGGTGTTCTAGTAACCCATCGCTATCTGCCGCTTTCTTTATAGCACGTAATGTTTTTACATCACCTGTAATTATTACTCTATTCTCACACCAGTTGGGCATTATGTATCTCCTTTGTCTAACATCCACACACGTCTGTTGATTTGGTCTACCTTACGAGTAACAACCTGACACCCTATCTTCTTAGCGTGAGTGTATATACTAGCCAAGGCAGCACGTTTTACTACTACACTGTCGCCTACCTTCATATGCTTTAGTAGTGCTTCATAACCTTTGTTAGGTGCACCGCGTCCATCCTTATTTGATGGTAAGGGTACGTTCTTCTCAATCATAAATGTCATTTTACTTCCATCCTTATGCCTTTAATTTTCTCATACATTTTATATAGACGTAGCAAAGCTTCCCTGCTACGCGCTGTGTGGTAGCATATGTGCTCACCTGTTGATACACTGTAGATGTTAAGCTTATGCACTATACACTCTCCTCTTCTATTTGTTTAAATATACTAGCTAACCTAGTAACACTTTCTTTAGGTAGAGTTACTTCCTCTGCCTCACTTTTAACTATCATACCACCATCGTCTAAGATAGTAGCAGTCCACTCAGGTGTTAGTTGTACTTCCATTATGCATTCTCCTCTACTAATGTGTAACGTGTGTATCTTTGATTTGTAACTGGGTGTCTCCCCTTGATACCACCAATACGATAGCCTGACTTACGCAGCTCAGAGATACGCTTGGGGAAAGACTGTATGCTATAGTCTATCAAAGCTTCGCGTAAGGTTAGACCCTTAGATGCACGAAGGTGCTTGAGTATCATTGTGTGTT